GTGTGATCTTTGTTGTCTTTGATTTCGTCGCCGTGAATCATGTTGTAGCCACTATTGCCTGTGTCAATTTTGGCATTATATTCCACGCCATCAATCTTCATATTTTCTCTAACCGCAAGATTGGAAAACAATTTCCAATGTGACTTGTTAATAATGTAATCAACAAAATCTTCAACCAACTCTTCGCCCTTTACATTCTTTCCTTTACCGTCTTCGTAATATCGGTAATAGATGTTGCCACTTCCAGGACTTGCATTCATCTCAATAATATATGGTTTGCCTTGGTTAATGACATGATCAACTCCCACATAATAACACTTACTGACTCGTGCGGCTTGTTCCACCAAGTCAATTTCTTCTTTTGAGAGTTGAAATGCACCGCCTTTAGATCCACGAGCAATGTTTGTACGAAAATCTTTAGGTGCTTTGTCTCGTTTAGCACAGGCAAAAATCTTACCGTTCAGGCAAATACTCCGAACATCATTCTTGAAGTCGGGAAGAAATTCTTGCATAATGACTTCTGCGCCGTACTTCCATAGAGTTTGAAGCACAGACTTTAGGCTTTCCATGCTGTCAATCTTTGACACGCCGATTCCTTCTGCGCCCGTGAGAGTCTTTACAATAACAGGAAACTTGCTTCCAATATCCTTTACCGCAGTTTCTATATTTGATTCGTCTGCCACAAAAGCCGTGCGTGGGTGAGGAAGATTGTGTTTCTTTAGAGCAATCGCAGTTTCAAGTTTGTTTGCACATAACTCCATACCTCCTCGCTCGTTAATCATGAACACGCCATTGTTCTGTAAAATGGCCATAATGGCAACACCAATATCAGTATTCATAACACCACCTCGCACTATTGCTACGGTGTTTCCTGGAACAATACTAATAGTTTTGCCTTCGCCATCATAGTTTTTAATGACAATCTTTTTTGAAGCCACATCTGAAATATCAAGTTGTGCTTTAGAAGCCTTTACAGCATAAAATTCAATTTTGCGCTTCTTGCATATCTCCTGCATTTTTTCAATTGTGTCGCTTAAATCTTTTTGAGAAGAAGTCAAGGCAAGAATGGTGACCTTATCGTGGTCTTCTGATGATTCAGTGATATTGTAATCTTCTTTAATACCAAGTCCTTTGTGTAAGTCTTTGTATAATTTCTTCGCAAGTGTTTTATTTTTTCCTGGAACTCCTTGTAAGAAAACATCAAAGTCATTTTCAAAAGCAGCGGTTCTCATAAGAGAAGCAGACATATACATTGGATTTACTTCTTCGCCCTTGGCAAGCATTTTGCGAATTTCTTCAACTGTAGTTTTCTCTACTCTTGATGCGCCTGCCTGAATGACTTCAAATGTGTCAAATGAATAGGTTCTTTTTTTCGGATCTCTTGTTGCAACTTTTCCTTTGTAAGTTGCAATAGATTTAAAATTTTGTACTTGATCGCTTCCTGCAACCATATAAATGTGTTTGTATCCTTGCTCACAAAGATACAGAACCGCTCCATACGGATCTTTTGCTTTGTTTAGTGGGAAATTTCCTTTTGGAAAAAACTTCTTGAGATATGAAACTTTCTGCTCGTGTGTAAGTGGATTTTTAGCGGCATCTTGTGTTACCGAAACAAATACAAAGTGATCTGCATTTCTTTTAGATGCTTCTTCTATGATTTTATTTACAACAACTCCGTGTCCTGTTGTTGGAGGATTCATACGATCAAATGCAAAAACTGCTGTGTCTTTTTTTGCTTCTGTGATGTGGTGTTGGAATCTGTCTGTCACGAGTTAATCTTTCTGTTTTGCCTACTGAACCGTAATCTATTTACCAGTTTCACAACATTACCAGAACGAGAAATCACAATTCCTTCAGGACTCGTTGGACGAATACCGTCTTCATCCACAAAGAAATGCCCAAAATGAGACAAGATATTGAATTTCCCAATTAAAATTTCTTTAGCATTGGCAATTAGATTATGTAGTTCAAACAAAGAATTGAATTGACCATCGTAAGCATCCACAAATGCCAACACACCATCCATTGTTTGTTTTTTGCCTAGTTTGCCTTTTTCAGTCTTTAGTTTCTCTATCTCTTTGCCAAACTTGGTTTGTAGATTGAGTTTCAGTCCACCTGAAGAGAACTGTGACATTCCTCCATTAATAGTGGAATTAATATAAGGCATTATGTATTCCATTAATGTTTTGTTTGCATTCAAGGTTTTAAGAAACGGAGATACCGCCTTTGCCTTGGTTTCACAAGAACTAATCATTCCTGTCAATGTGGTATGCTCTGCTGGTTGCAATAAAGCAGGAGTGATATCATAGATGTTGGGATCAGTACACCACACATCTGCATTCTTTTTCAGTGTATTGGCATTGAAATTGAACGAGGTAGCAGACAGAGACTCCATTGTTTTCCCGCTATATTCTGTGTGAAAAACAATTCCAATTTTCGCTGCATTAACTCGTTGCCCTACCTCACTATTTTTCCCAATGGCATACATAATAGTGTTTGGGGTAAAGGTAATATATTCTTTTCCCTCAATAGTCTTTGGTTTCTTGGAATCCTTTGTGAACATTAGATCTCCTTGAAGCACTCCTTTAATTCCAAGTTTAGGTAAGTACTTAAGGCATTCTACAAGTTTTGATGCTAAATCAGGAATAATGATAGTTTTTTTAATTTCTTCTTCTGTATGGAATGCCAAGACAGTTTTACTAAAAGCCCCTTTGGTTGCCACAAAAAACTTTTTGTTTGTTGGATTTATACCACAAACAATAGCAGGCTTACCGTCCCATTTTGTGGACATTCCCATTGTGGTAGATCCTGTTTTTAGGCTTTCAGTGATATCTTTTAAGAAAGCAATAGATAACTTTAACCCATCTGCTCCTTTGAGGATCATTAAATCTTCTAGATGATCTAGATGTTTGTTCCTGACAGTTTCTTCTGTGATGATGGGCATCATTTGTCGGAATGATAGCATATAGACTCCTGACGAGTATTTATGTGTATTTGAAATAGGGCGAGTGGGGGTCGCACCCACATGAGGTCGATTATAGGTCGACACCTTTTACTATCCTCAGGCACCGCCCCAAATTTTATGACCATTCTCCGAACGAGGACTTGCCTCCTGCGCCCTTGCGCCCGCGCCCCCCCGCACGAGGGGAATTGAAAGGTTCTTCATCTTCCTTGTCATCGTCGGCAGAGAGGTTACCCTGAACCAACTGTTGCTGTGATTCGTCTACATCAAACAGTTTCATTTTGGAACGATCTATTCCCAAAACAAATTTACGATTGGTTGACACATCATTGTATCTGTTCTTTAACTGCTTTACCATAACCTGACCCAACTGATCAAGTTGTTCTGTTGCCACAATAGCAAACATGAAATCGGCAGTAGCAGGAAGTCCAAAAGATTCTGAAGTATCTGTGAGTTCAACATCTGTGTTACCAAATCCTGAACGATTTGTTTGTGTGGCAGTAAAGATCGGAACTCCCATCTCTACTGCAAGTCCTCGTAGTTCTTCTGCAATTGCCTTGATGTAGGTGTATGAGTTAACATTTGCACCTGGCTTGAATCTAGTTGAAGCACAGATGTTTAGATAATCAATAAAAATTATGTTTGGCTTAAACTTCTTCTTCAGTCGCAACTCGTCAAGCAGATGCCGAAAGTGATTTGCATTTGCCGATGCTGTGGGATATTCCTTGATCAAAAGTTTTCCCGTAATACCCATTGTGGCTTTCTGAAGTCTTTTAGTATAGATGTCTTGAGACAATTTCTTTAGTTCATCAATAGAGATGTCCATAAGATTGGCATCAATGCGTTCTGCAATTCTTTCTTCAGCCATTTCACAAGTGATATACAGCACATCTTTGCTTTGTGCAAGACAATTCGCAGCGTGATGGCACATGAATAAAGATTTCCCAACTCCCGTACCTGCCAAAATAACATTCAAGGTTTTGTCTGGAACTCCACCTCCTGTGATTTTGTTAAAGTAATCCAAATCAAATGGAGTCTTCTTCTCAATCCTGTGGTAGAATTCATAACGGTTATCGGCATCTTCAATAAAGTCATGTCCGATATGCTCATCAAAAGAAACACTCAATGCAGATGTTAAAATTTCAGGAATAGCATTCTTTGATCGTCCTTTGGATTTCTTATCGTCAAGAAGTTCAATAGATTCCATTAATGCATTATAGACCGCTTTATCTTTACAGAATTTCTCTGTTTGATCCACGAGCCATTCCTCATCAGGCTCTTCTTCTGTTTTACCAAGACACTCTACCAACTTAAGACATTCATCAAACTCGCCTTGCGATAGCCCTTCCTGTTGGTTTAAGATGATGTTGAGTGCTTCGCCTGTGGGAGCAGTTGCGTATTTGGCAATAAATTCTGCCACCGTCTTGAACAACCTTTTCTCGCAGGTGTCGTGAAAGTATTCTTCTTTAAGAAACGGTTGCACCCTGCGAGTATATTCATCTCGGTGTAACAGACTTCTTAAGATGATGAGTTCTATTTTGTCGTTTGCTTGTGAAGCCATTGCGTTAATTGTACCTCAGGTTTCCAAGAAAGCAAGTGTTTTGCCAAAGTATTATCACAAAGAGTGTGTCTTGCTTCTCCTTTTCTAGCAGGAACAAACACAATTTCCCCGTCCTCGCCTGTAATCATACGAGCGATATGATTCACAGAATGTGCCTTGCCTGTTCCAATATTCACGATTCTTCCATTTCCTCGTTCCTGCATTACAGATGCCGAAATATTAGCAGATACAATATCGGAAACATGAATATAGTCTCTTGTTTGTTCTCCGTCACCCACAACGGTTAGTGGAACTTCCTGCTCTAATTGTTTTTGGAATACAGCCACCACAGGACAATACTGTCCTTTGTTTGACTGTCCTTCTCCATACACATTAAAGTAACGAAGGCAAATGGTATCAATCTCTTTAGAATACAACTGACACAATTTTTCACTCATTAGTTTTGTTGTGGCATAGATGTTCAGACAATCTTCCATGTCTTTTTCAGTTTGAGGAACATTTTCCTTTGTTCCATTTCCATAAATCGCAGATGTAGATGAGAACACAAACTTTGAAACAGATGCCCTGTATGCACAGTTTAACATATGGAATGTGCCTGTACAGTTTGATTTAAAAGTTTTATTGGGATCTGCAATGCATCGGGGAATACTAACTTCTGCCGCCATATGAAACACAACATCAATTCCGTGGAAGTCGGTAACTGCAAGATCGTTAATGTCTATCAGTAAGTTCTTTGCACGAGAATCCCATTTGAATGACTCGTGTCCCTCGGAACTCTCATTGTCTACACAGACCACAGAATGTCCTGCGTCAAGTAGAGTTTTAACCAGATGAGAAC